CATACACGGTCAGCTACTATCAATGATCTTTATTATGTTATCGTACCTTCTTAGGTCCTCTTGTTCCTCTTAGGCGGAGTATGCGGAGATCTACTCTTCCTCCGCCTTTTCTTCGGTTTCTGCGAAACAAGATATGAGGCATAGCTCCTACACATACGAATAACATCATCGTCCTGAACAGCAAACTGTCTAAAGTATAACGACAGGTCAGGAAGATCAACAATAGACGATGATGATGACTCGTCTTCTGCGAAATACTCGAGCATCGGGCCTTTACCGGCCACTGCATCCATACGTCTGAGAGCATCTACACCAGCTACCTCCGATGGATCAGCCTGATCAAGATCGACTTGATGATCTCGCTTATCATGATCAGTAAATTCATGCGAAAAATCAGATAAATCAGCCATTTCTCAAAGATTTTTCTTAAATTTATTTAATATATATATTTTAAAACAATACATTTAGGAATCCGTGTAACGGAGACGGAATTTTGACACAATACCAGCTTCGCCATTAGAACTAATGAAGAGAATTGTCAAATTGTTCGACTTTATCTCACCAATGGCACCAGTAGTACTGGAGAATTCAATGGGAATATGACACCTTTTGTACCAAGTACCGTTACGGTTAACCTGAGCAGAATCAAAGTTATTGGACGCATCCGCTACCACACCCATATAACTCAAACTTACGACGTGGTCGTAAAGAACACGAAAACGATGACTATTAGACAAATTGTTAAATGATTGATAATTTGCAACATCTAATATATCGGTTACTAGTGCAATAGCACCATTAGCCTGCGTATCCAAGACAACCATCATGCGAACAGTGTCGCCATTAGGCATAGCACCAGCGTTAGCTACAGGAGGAAGTTGACACTTCCAATGCCATCCAATCGCACTGATGGTAACTTTCCGGCCAATGCGGCCGGATTCCGTTGTGTCTTGCGGAATCAAATTGAGACTGGACGTGGTCGAACCGGCTGTTGCAACGACGATATCGTCGAGTTGAACATCCCAGAATTTGTATTCCGGCTTAGGGGCGGTACGCCCGGGAGGAACGTTATACCTCCCATAATAGCCTCCGGTACGATCGTACCCCGGCTTGAAATATCGCGGCTTCGCGCTAGGATAAGTCCGAGAGGTCTTTGAGGAAGCTTTCCGCTTCTTTCTCCCATAACCCATTAAATTACAATAAACCCCTTTAAATTTAATTAATTATTTAATTATCTGTATACCTGATTCGAAACCTCGAATCAATATCTGCAATAGCGCGCTTACTAATAACAAGAATAAAGATATTGTTACAAGATACTGCCTCAAGATCGGCATCCTCGTCTGAATACTCGATAGGTATAGATACACTCTTAAAGAATGTATCGGAGAAATGCTGCTCCTGCGCCGCAAAATGCGCCAATTCAACTTCGAACGGAGCAGCTTTGTAATTAGTATCATAAGTTCGATCCATCAAAGTTGTGAATCTACTGGAATTATCCAAATTATTAAAAGAAAGGAAGTTCGTCGTACTTAATACTTCAGAGGTAATGGCTCCGGTCCCGTTGCACTGCCGGTCCAATATTACCATAAGACGAACAACATCACTATTTTCAGGCGCCAAAAAATTATTTGATTGCGCCATAGTCAAAGTAAAGCGCCAGTTAACACTGTGCACAAGAATACTTCTACCAATCCTTTCAATTTTACCAACTCCTCCAGGGATGAGATTGACACTTTCAGTAGTTATACCTGTAGTACTGATACTAGCATGAATAACATTAGTATCCCGGAACTTAAGTTCGGGCTTGACCTTATCAGGTCTATCGAAATAAGGTGCCAATCGCATAGGATATGGACCTTTTCGTTTTCGTGACATAACAAAAAACAAGCCTCTGTTTCTTTGTTAAAAATATATTAAACAAAGTTCGCAAGCTCACTTATGTTTAATATATTTTTTAACGGTTAGTAGAGGTCTAACCGTTATTCCGTACAAAAAATATTATCTGGTACAGGTACGGAAGTGAGGGGTAATAATGAGCAAGCTCTAAAAAAACAAGTTTTTTTCCCTCACTTTAACGGCATCTAGTTCCGCGGCTGCTAGAAAGCACATAGTTCTCTCACGGGCGGAGTCCTGCTCCTAGAATCGAGAAGCTATGTACATATATCCCGCGGGAAAAAAAAAATAAAATAAAAGCCGTGAAATCACCCCATACAACGATCCCGGAAATTTCATTTTCCTAAAGATCTCAGAAATTTCCAATAAATTTCTATAAATTTTCAAAAAAAATTTAAGGGGGGGTTAAATAATCGATGCATAATCGACAACTGCGTAATTGGGTGTTCACCGTGAACAACCCCGAGGCCATATTAGACCCTTCGGAGTGGCCCAATTGTAGAATGGCAGTATGGCAACTGGAAATGAGCGACAACGGTACACCCCATTACCAGGGATACGTCGAATACACCATAGGTGTTCGACGTAGAACGGTCAGTTCATGCTCGGGGCTCGAAGGAGCCTACCTCAACCAACGACTCGGATCTCGTCAACAAGCGATCAATTACAGTACCAAAAATGATCATACCTTCTTAGAAGGACCTTGGTGGTGGCCAAGTGAAGCTGGTGCTATGATCAACAACCAAGGTAACAGAACTGACCTTAAAAGCTTCGTCGACCGAATCATTGCTGGATCGACGGATACAGAACTCCTAGCGTCGCATCCTGTGCAGCTTTTAAAGTTTGGAAGACACGCACAAACTGTGCGTAATGCTATACCGCCGCTAGCACACGTGGAGCGGCCATATGACTGCGAAATATTCTGGGGTCCCACCCATACCGGTAAGAGCTACCGCTTGCGACAGTTATATCCAGAAGGTACCGAATGGTTCTGGATGAGACCTGGCAAGTGGTGGGACGGGTACCAAGGACAACCCGGTGTTGTCTTCGACGACATCACCGATAGTTGGATGACCTTTAACACTCTAATAAGAGTGTTGATGCATTCTCCACGAAGAGTGGAAATGAAAGGATCAGTAATACCGCTGAGAGCTTATAAATTCAGAATGTCGAGTAACGTTCACCCTAAAAAGTGGTATAAGAACGTCAACATTCATCACCCATGGAATTCTAGTCCGCTGAGAAGCAGATTCTCCCGAATCCTGCACATGCCAAATCGGGTAGTCATTGAAGGTATAGCCTTACTTCAAGACGACGATGAACCCGATTCGGATGATGGTCCTCCAGAGCTCGTTGAACCCTGGGACCAAAGATACTTGGTAAGACCCAACTAGGAACAATGATCTAATTAACTAATTAAACAACAACGATAACTTCGTGTTAGACCTCCTTTGGACAAACTACTCGAAGATATACCAGCTGGTTATCGTTTCAAAGTTCGCTACGCTCACCGCCTAACGGCGATATGGGCTCCGCCCCCCGCGATCCCGCGGGCCCCCCCTTTTAGTGGCCTTCGGCTATCAAGATAGCATACACGGTCAGCTACTATCAATGATCTTTATTATGTTATCGTACCTTCTTAGGTCCTCTTGTTCCTCTTAGGCGGAGTATGCGGAGATCTACTCTTCCTCCGCCTTTTCTTCGGTTTCTGCGAAACAAGATATGAGGCATAG